CCGCCAGCAGTTGAACGATGTGCTCTGGGCTGAGATTGCCAAGTGGCAGGAGCGCAGTCCTGTCTTGCAGGCCATGCTTGTATGGACAAAGACCCGTGTCTACATGAGAGGACATGAGAAACGCTGGTTCGCTGTGGCCCGTACAGCCACTAAGCCAGAGAATATGCAGGGCTTCCACGAAGACAATATGCTTTTCGTGGTGGACGAGGCATCCGGTGTTGCTGACCCCATCATGGAGGCTATACAGGGCACATTGTCCGGCGATAACAACCGCTTACTGATGTGCGGAAACCCAACGCAGAACACTGGCACATTCCACGATTCGCACACCGTGGACGCCCAGTCCTACTACTGCATGAAGGTGTCCAGCAGGGACAGCCCCCGCACGAATAAGCAAAATATCGCTGACTTGGAGCGAAAGTTCGGCAAGAACAGCAATGTGGTCCGCGTCCGTGTTGACGGCGAGTTCCCGGAAAATGAGGACGACGTCTTTATTCCGATGGCGCTTGCCACAAAAGCGGTCAATACTGAACCGCTTGAGCACAGCATTCCGGCCAGAATCTCCATTGGGTGCGACGTGGCCCGCTTTGGCAACGACGACACCGCCATTGCGAAGAACATTGACGGGGACATTAAAAAGCTGGTCACGCGCCACGGCCAAGACCTGTACGCGACAGCCGATGACATTATCGAAATGTACAAGGCCCTGCGCACAGCGTATCCGCAGTATCGCGGTCTGATCTATGCGATTATTGACGATACGGGTGTGGGCGGCGGAGTGACGGATATTCTCAACAGGGAGAAGATTCGGCAGAAGCTGAACAAACTCATGGTTGTTCCTGTCAATTTCTCGTCTGCTGTTCCTGACAAGGAAGCCGCCGGGAGATATGCCGATATTTCAACATGGATGTGGGCTGTCCTGCGCGACATGGCGGCGTCTGGTCTCCTGCATTTGCCGGATGACGCGACCTTGATAGGTCAGCTCACGACCCGCAAGTACATCTTCAGCGGTGCGCCCTCCAAGCTGAAACTTGAAAGCAAAGAGGCGCTAAAGAAGCGCGGCCTGACCAGCCCGGACCGGGCTGATGCAGTTGCGCTGGCATTATACGAGGGCGGAATTTTTGATGTCCGCAGTCTGATTTAACATAACCGGAAAGGAGAAAGCGTGAAAAAAGTTATTCCCGGAAAAATTAAAACACAGCTGCGCCTTGACGGTTACTATAATGTGCTGAACAAGTACGGCACCCAGCACGACAGCACGGAGTACTACCAGTGGGCGTCTGGCTCTGCGGTAAGCGATACGGAGCTGGCTGATCTCTATGCAGGAAACGGGTTGTTCTCAACCATTATTGATGCCCCGGCGGACGACGCAACCAAGAACGGCATCGACCTCGGCATCAAGGACAAAGACTTGCAGAAACAGCTCGACAACCACTTGCAGACCATCCGATACCAGAGCAAATTCGCCAAGGCTTTGCGCTGGGCGCGGCTCTTTGGCGGTGCTGCTGTGGTGATGCTGGTTGACGACGGGCGGCTCCTGCAGGATCCTTTGAACTGGCGTGACGTGCACGGCGTCGAAGAGCTGTTGGTATATGGCCGCAACGAAATGTATCCTCTTTGGGTCAATGGGTATGAGAACAACCCGGACGATGAGGATTACCGCCGGGGAGGCACTGGCATCCCGGAGTACTACCAAGTCAACAGCGTGTACGGCAACTATGTTGTGCATTCGTCCAGATGCCTTGTTTTCCATAACTCGGACATCCCGGAAAGCTCCACTATGGCTAATCTCTACCGCACATGGGGCATCCCGGAGTATCTGCGCATTCGTGAAGAGCTGAGAAATGCCAGCATAGGCCCCGGCTATTCTATCCGCCTGCTGGAGCGGCTGTCGATGGTGACCTACAAGATGAAGAATCTTGCTGGTGTGCTTTCCACGGCAGACGGCGAGGATACGGTTCTGCAGCGTATGGAAATGCTTGACCTTGCCCGTAATCTGCTGAACATGGTCATTATTGATGCCGACGGCGAGGATGTGGGCGTTCAATCCCTGTCTGTTGCTGGCGTTAAGGACATTCTGGACAATGCCTGTGCGATGTTGTCTGCTGTATCTCATATCCCACAGACGCGGCTTTTTGGGCGTTCCCCGGCGGGCGAGAATGCCACTGGAGAGAGTGACCTTGAGAATTACAAGGAATTCGTCGGGGGTCTCCAAAACGGTGACCTCCGCGATAACACCCGTACCCTCGTTGAGCTGATTCTTCGCGGCATGGTTTGGAACAGGGAAGTCGAGGAGATACCTGAGTACACCGTGACCTACAAGAGCGCGTGGAGCCCGTCTGACGATGAAAAGGCAGCACAAGACCAAGCTGCCGCAGTGGCACAGCTCACCAGAGCGCAGACCGCTGGCACATACGTCACAAATGGAATTGTCGAAGCTGAAGAAGTTCGCCGCGCGATGGTTCGTGACGAACAGTTTGACCCAGAGAACATTCTTACGGAAGCGGACATTCACCAAGACTGGGGTCTTGGCGGAGCCGATACCCAGCAGGAAGCCGCTGATGGTCAGCAACAGAACGTCGCGGACGCAAGCGGTCTTGTTACCGATGAGGGAGACTGCGGCTATGTGGCGGGCTTTGTCGTGCAGGATGGCAAGATCCTCTGCGGGCGTCGCTCCGATGGTCAAGGCTGGTGTGGCCCCGGTGGGCATATCGAGCCGAAAGAAACGCCGGGGGTGGCCTTCCGCCGGGAAGCCAAAGAAGAGTTTGGAATTGACGTTGGGAATATTACCTATCTTGGTAACTGCAAAGGAAAACCGGATGAAATCCTCCCTGTGCAGATATACCGCGTCAACGACTATGCAGGTATCCCGGTGTGCGATCAGGAAGAGATGTTCACCGCCACATGGTTCACCCCGGAACAGATTCTTGCCCAAGAGGTCCCCGGCGGGCTGGTGTTCGACCCATTCCGCAGGAGCGTGGAAGAATACCTCGACCAGCTGGGCCTGACGCTGGATGACTTCGACCCCAATAAGCACAAACGCGATGAGGACGGAAAGTTCTCCAGCATGGGGAACACAACATCAAAAGATGAATCGGGCAAGGAAAATTCGTCAAAAGACTTGAATGATTCCCAAAGTCATGCTAAAATAAATTCTAACGCAGTTTCGGCAAAAGGCGCAAACGCTTTCAAAGTGAAAGGGTTTCCCAACAAGCAGAAGCTGAACAACCACTGGCAGAACGGAAGAACCCACGCCGCTGAGTACGCTCCCGATGGCATTACAACAAAGGAGCAGTACGAAAAGCGGGCGGTTCAACTTCTGGAAAGCCCCTGTGGGAACGGTATCAAGGGCTATAAGACAAAAGATGGCCTTATATGCCGATACGATACGAAGAAAAATGACTTTGCGAAAGGTTCCCCGGAGAAAGGCGTAAGAACGATGTTCAAGCCCGATGATGGGGAAGAGTATTATAGACGCCGACTTGAGGCCGAGGGAATAGAGAACGATGAATGACGAAACCATTTGCCCGCTGTGTGGGCAGCATCACTTTGAAGAGAACGACGATTTTGAGGAATGCCCTGTGTGCGGTTGGGTGAATGACGGCGTACAGCGCGCAGATCCCGATTATCGCGGCGGGTATAACCGCATCAGCCTGAACGAAGCAAAAAAGAAATTTGCCGCAGGCAAAAAGGTGTTTGATTAACAATAACGGCGTGTGAGAGCCTTTGCAGGTGACGCGAGAGCGTCCTTTGCGAAGGCTCTTTTTGTTTGCAGTCATAGCTCAGTTGGTAGAGCGCCTGCCCTCCAAGCAGGATGCCGCGGGTTCGAGCCCCGTTGACTGCTCCATATCGAGGGTTGGCCAAGTTGGATAAGGCATGGGCCTTTGACTCCCAGACCGCCGGTTCGAGTCCGGTACCCTCGACTTATGCTGATGTAGCTCAGTTGGACAGAGCAGTTGATTTGTAATCTTCAGGTCGTGGGTTCAAATCCCATCCCCAGCTCCATCCGCCGTACACCGTAATCGGCACCTCGATGGCATGAGGAAGCGCCGACCCCGCTCCCAACAGACCGCTGCGAAGTGTTCTGGCCTGTTCCATGACTGAGCCAGCGCGGATCCATATGCCGCGTTCCTTCCGCTTCGCCTTGGACGGATGCGCGCTGTAAGCAAAAGGTCAACTATTCAAGTGCTGCATGCCATGAACATAAAGGCCCTGTATCTTCAATGATGCAGGGCCTTTTTTGATGCCGGCAGAGGGAGTATTCCCGGAAAGATAAAGAGGTGTTTATGCCAGTGAAAAACAACGGCCCCGGCGGAAACAGTCGGGCTTCTACGACAAGAAAATCAAAGGTCGAGCCGGAATACCCGCAATGGGCAGAAAGTAAGATGCGAGCCATTGAGAACAGGCGCTTAAAAGAGCTTCAAGCTGTTGTGCGCGATTCAATGCCTGAGATACTGGCTATCGTTGCGGATGAAATGGATACGGCTTCCGAAAGCATCAGAAAAGATGGATACAGCGACATGGTGCGCCGCATCCAAAACAGATTCCGCATTATGCGTGATCGGCTCAGTCGGCGGCTGAAAACCGATCCGCTGGAACGTGATGTCCGCCGCTGTGCGGATTATACAGACCGCCGCCAGCTCCAAGAATGGCAACGCAGTGTCCGGGCCACACTCGGCATCGACATCAGCAAGGACTTCTTCATTGGTGAGCGGTATGAGCAGATGCTTTCAAGGTGGGTGGAGCAAAATGTTTCTTTCATAACCAGCATCGAGAGCGATTGCTTTGATGATATGGAGAAAATCATTATTGACGGCTTTACAAAGGGCCGAACACCCGCCGCAATTTCAAATGAGATACAGCGGCGCTTCGATGTGACCAAATCGAAAGCGAACCTTTTGGCTCGCGACCAGATTGGAACATTGAGCGCAGACCTGACTCGTACTCGGCAGGAGTCCGCCGGGGTAAAGGAGTACATCTGGCGTTCGTCCGGCGACGAACGTGTGCGCGCGTGCCATCGTGAACTTGATGGTAAGACGTTTCGTTATGATGACCCGCCAGCAATGTGGTACATGACGAAGCGAGGGAAAATCTACACCGGGAGACACTGCAACCCCGGCGAGGATTACCAGTGCCGCTGTGTTGCAAAACCCGTTTTTGACTTTAATAGGCTCAATTCTCAAGCCTTTAAGGAGAAGAAACAATGAATCAGAAAAATCCGCCGCAAGTCCTTCGGAGCGAAATGCGTGCTGACAGCGTGCCTGTCGATGAGCATTACAGCACCGAGGGATATTTTTATGATAACCCCATCCTGACCCGCACCGGCATCTTCAAGTACAAGCTGGAAGATGGTTCGGAACGTCGAGAACTGCGCAGGCCGGAAGATGTGTTTGACCCGGCGAGCCTTGCAAGCTATGAGGGAAAGCCCATCATCATTACCCACGATGCGCAGGTGATAGACAAAGACAATGCCCGCCGGGAGAGAGTGGGAACAATCCTGACTCCCGGACAGCAGGAAGGCGAGACCGTCCGTGCCAAAATCGTCATTGACGACCCCGATGCTGTAAAGGCGTCGGGCCTGCGCGAGCTGTCCGTTGGATATTATCAGGATCTTATCATGGAACCCGGAGAGTGGGAGGGAGAGCCTTACGATGCAATCCAGACCCACATCCGCGTGAATCATCTTGCGCTGGTTGCCGTCGCCCGCGCCGGAGATGATGCAAGACTGAATATGGACGGCCAAGACAATGGAGGTACTGACCCTATGGATGACGAGAACAAGAAGACCTGCACCACCATGGACGACGACGCTACCGTGGAACCCGATAAGCAGACTGCGGATGATGGCGAGGGCGCTTCCCCTGCGACTTCGTCCCTTGACCCTGCCGGCATCGAGGCGGCTATCAAGGCATATCTGGCCGCTACTGGCGGTGCAACTGCTGACGATGAGAACGACCCGGCGGCGGGTGGTGACCCCACCAAGCCGACTGAGGACGATGGTGAAGAGAATGCCACCACACCCGACGTTCTGGCGGACATTACGGCCCGCCGGGATGCAATGGAGGATGGCCCCGCAAAGTCCGACATCAACACCCTGCTGTCTATGCTGGAGGCTGAGAAAGCCCGTGCGGATGCCGCTGAAGACGATGTCAAACAGCCGCCCACAGAAGATGAGGACGACGCCTCTGACAATGACAGAGGCCAGCTGAACCATGACAGTCTCGACGCCATCGTCAAGAAGAAGGTCGACCAGCGCATGGAGCTGTGCCGTCTGGGCGACAAACTGCATCTGGATGGCATGTACACCCTGCCTGTGATGCAGGCAAAGAAAAAGGTCATCAGAACTGTTCTGCCCGGTATGCGTCTGGACGGGAAAGGCGACGCATACATCAACGCAGCTTTTGACATTGCCAAGGGCAAGGTCGATGGCCGCAAGACCGTGAACGATCAGCGTCGGCAGGTGTTCAATGCGGATTCCGCAAATGCGGCGACCCGTAACGCGGGTGCCAAGAACGACCCCGACACCGCTCGTACCCGCATGATCCAGCGTCACGCTGGCGAAAAGGAGGACTAAGCTATGAGCAATATGGCTGTACAGATGAATTACGGTGAGCCGAGCCGCGGCATGCCCGGTGGCCTCTATGACCGGGCCGAGTATGAAGCTGTGACCCGCCGCAATAGCGCTGAGGATAAGGCGCTGTGCTTTGGATACGGTGTCGTGCAGGGTGCAGAGCCGGGAAAGGACATTGCGCTTCCTGCAACGGACGTAACTGCTGACAAGTTCGAGGGCGTTGTGATGTACAGCGCCAATGTCGAGATGGACGATGATGGTGCCGTACTCCTGCGGAAGAACCAGATCGTCGATGTCTGCCAGTCCGGCAAGCTGTGGGTGCAGCTGGTCGATTCGGTGGAGCCTGCCTATGGCCAGCCCGTGTACCTTGTGACCACTGGCGCTGACGCCGGAAAGTTTACCCCGACCAAGGGAACCAATCTGGCAGTGAAGGCGCGCTTCATCGGCGCGGCTGTGAACGGCATCGCCCCTGCTCAGTTCGTGACTCAGCTTTAAGGAGGTAGAAATCTATGTCTAAATTCAATCCTTTCGACCCCGCAAACGGCTACAGCGAGGAGGACCGCGTCGCTCTGGAGACGAAGTGCGCTTCGCTGATTAACCGCGCCTATCGCAACCCGTTCCCCGGTGCTTCGCTTCGTCACGACGGCGCGGACAATGCGGGCATCTTCTTTGCCAAGCAGCTGGCGCACATCAAGACCAAGGCATACGACAAGGAGTTCCCGGAGCTGTCCGGCCTGAAGCTGTTCCCCCAGACAAGCGATACGGATGAGGGTGCAAGCTACACCGAGTACTACTCCTATGAGCCTGTCGGCTTCGCTGCTATCATCGCGAACTACGCTTCGGATCTGCCGCGTGTTGACGTGAAAGGCACTCCCCATCGTGCCGAAATCGTCAACATCGGTGACAGCTATGGTTACAACGTGCAGGAGCTGCGCGCATGCCGCCGGAACGCCGTTCTGGGCATCATGAAGTCTCTGGATGCTGTCCGTGCCGAAGCCGCCCGCCGGGTTTATGATGTCAAGGTGAACCACCTGATCTGGAACGGCGACGAGAAGGCAAAAATCGTTGGTATCCTCTCTTCGGATAACAATATCCCCGTCTACACACTGCAGAACGGTGCTGGGGGCAAGGCTGACTGGGCAAACAAGACTGCCGATGAGATCGCCGCTGACATTGCCGGCATCCTGAACTACATCGACACTCTGACCCAGAGCGTTGAGCACCCGGACAGCTGGGTTATGCCGAACGACCTGTACACCGCTCTGAACCTGCGTCGCATCGATGGCACTGGCGAATCCGTGCTGTCCTACATCAAGGAGCACACTCCCCAGATCAAAAACTGGGAGACTGCTGGCGAGCTGTCCAAGAGCAACAAGGACTACAACACCACCGGAAAGAACATCGGCCTGCTGTACACCAAGGATGCCGATAAGATGTACCATGATGTGCCTATGGCGTTCCTCCAGCATGCGCCGCAGGACCGCAACCTCGAAATCGTCATCAACTGCGAGGGCCGCGACGCCGGCATGGTTATTCCTTATCCGCTGTCCGCCTGCCTCGTCTACGGCCTGTAAGAAAGGAGCCTGCTTATGAAAATCAAGAATATCAGCGTAAAGCCGATTTGCATTGGCGATGTCTCTCTGCTTCCTGGCGAAACTGCGCAGGTCGAAACCGTCTATGCCGATGCTGTGGCGTTCTACATCAGCATGGGCTATGTGCAGGAGGTCGCAGAGAAGAAGACCCGCGGCAAGGCAAAGGCTCCCGATACGGAGCCTAATACCGTTGCAGAGGAAGCCGCAGAGGACGAGTCCTGATGGACACCGTCGATGTTGCGGCGGTCACCAAAATCGTGAAGATGGTGGGAGCGGAGTTCAAAGAGGTGTCCGATGATGACATCGGGTTTTGGATTGAGCTTCAAGCCCCTGTTATTTCCAGAAAGAAATTCGGCACTGATTATAATCTGGCGCTGGCTCTTTTGGTGTGCCATGCTATGAAAATGGCTGGCAACGGTGACAACTCGCTGGGGACAATTTCCGATACGGGACGGCTTGCTAGCGTATCAGAGGGCGGAGTAAGCATTTCCTTTGCGACGTCTACTGCGGGAACAGCGGGGGACGCAGCCTATCAGCTCACATCGTATGGGTTGCAGTTCATCGAGATTCGGAACAGGCATATCGTTCCCATT